CCCCACGGCTCGGTGCCTCCCGCGCATGTAGCGATCACGCGCAAGGGACGTGCCACATTGTTGGCGATGTGACCGAACGTGTTGCGGCGAACAAACAGCTGTTCAATGAGGGCAGCTTTGATGAGGTCTTGCCATGCTGGCGAAAAAGTGCGAGCAGACAAAGCCGGCAGCCCGTTGGAAGAGCGGGATTCGTTGATCGCATCAATTGCCGGACGTTCCGAACTGAAGTGGCGCAAACGATGCTTGGGAGCAACGCCCCCTGCTAACGTAGTGAGGTCCCATTCATGCCCTTTGATCGCAGTGCCGCTCTGGTCCAGAGGAATTTCCCAAGGAACCCCATGCGTCGCGGCCAGCTCCTTTCCGAGCTTGATGAAAGCGGAGAAGTGGGGGTTCAAGACGGCGCACCTTCTAGCTCAGCCACCACTGCCTGAACCTCTGCGATCGTCCGTTCAAGCTGTAGATAGGCCGGCGAAATCGCGTCGCCGCGGGATGACTCATGGAAGAACCGCGCCACACCCCGAAAGTCGGCTAGAACTCTCGAGTGCGTCTGAACGTCGTGAATCGGCATGAACTTCCTGCAGCCATAGCAGGACAAGATCGGGTTGTAGGGACACGCAGCCTGCCCGGAGGTGCACCCACCGATCCCCGCGATCGGAACACCATGTGGCGCTCCGCCTATCTGCTGGGACTCCTTCAATTGAGCGAGCTCTTCTGGACCGATAAACCGATCGTGGGCGATTCGAGCCACGCGTTGATAGATCTCGGAGATTCCCAGTGCCTTGTTCACCCGCTCCGCCTGGTTGGCCGATGTTTCGTAGTACACGAGCGCGGTAGTCATATCCGAGTGCCCAAGGAACTCGGCCAATTCCTCTTGGCTTGCGCCAGCGTCAACGAGGCGTTGAGCGGCTGTGTGCCGCAGATTGACGGCAGTCGCGCCGAGCTCGAGAAGGTCGCGAAGTAGGGAGCTGATGCGACGACTTGCTTCATTAGCGGATGTGGCGCCGAACACCCTAGCGCCCGCATCATCGCCACTAGCCTGAAAGTGCCGATCGATCTCGACGAAGAGTGGGGTCCACTCGCGTTTCACGCGCCTAAGCAGCGGCTTGGCGGCACTGGAACTCCGCTGCTTCGCCATCCGGAATGTGATGTGGACAGACGCGAGCATGCCGACATCTTCTCGACGAACTTTTACGTCACGAAACGTGAGCATTGCAATCTGAATAGGACGCATTGCGAACTGATACGCACAAAGCAACATCGCTGCGTTTTGCACATCTTCGAGAGCCAGCAACGATTTCTTTGCCTGGATCGCCGCTTCATCCAAAAACCGAACTACCGCAGCTTCATCGTCAACCGAAATAAAGGCCTCACCCGATCGGACGACGGCATACTTGTCTTTGAAGGGGAGGGGCAGAGCAAATATGACATCGTGATAGGAGTCTGACCAGCCATTGATGCGATGTTGGCAGAGCAGTTTGAGGATCGATTTAGCGCAGGAGTAGGCGTCTGTGGGCAAGGTCTTCGCGAGGAAGGCGGTCCATACGGAAGAAATTCCTGTGGGTCCAGAGCCCAAAAGCCCAGTAACATCTTCGTTTCCAAAGTGCTTCCCTCCGAGCGTGTACATTGCGGCGGTCCTCGGCGCGAAGCCCTCTCCAATGATGCGCAGAAATACGTGTTTTAGAAGGGTTCCAAAGGCCTCTTGAACCAGAGCGAACTCGATGTTGATAACACTTCCATTCGCATGAACTGCGAAGCGGTCGGCTGACGCAGGACTTCGAATGGAGCGAGTCGTGTCATCGAAATCGTCGTAGTACCTAATCACGGGCGGCAATGGCGGAAGCTGCGCAACGACTTCGCTCAGCGTTGACGCGTCGAGCCGACGATGATGATCACGTTGCATATCCATATGTATTCCCATTAGCGCAACTCAGGAAGGAATTGCTCTCAGAACCTCTACTCGGTCGTCAAATGCGTTGTTCCACACCGACGATAGACGGTCTTCGAACACCGCTCGCGCATAGCGAACGGGCATCTGTGATTCTCGCGACCAGCCGAAGAAGGCCCGGAGCTTCTGCAGTGCTTCATCCATTGAGTCCCCATGGTGAAGAAGTTGGTTCAGTCGCGCTACAGCACACGTATGACGAAGGTCGTGGGGGGTGACTGAATTTTTTCCGCTTCGTCCCTTCAGCTCCAGGAGAATGGAGGGTGGTAGGGCGGCGGAAATTTTCAGGAACATCTTCGTCAAGGATTCAGTGGACAGTGGGCTGTCCTGCTGTGTGTTCAGCAGGAAGGCGTGACCTGGCCTACCTCGATAGTTTTCAACATAGGTTTGTACTAACCCCGCGACCGCTTCGCTCACCGGCAGTTGGCGGACAGAGTTCGCCGACTTGATGCTGGGTCTGGAATACCGCGGGTCATCGCCGTCATCGGAATACAGGCTCTCTTTCACATTCATCCAGCAGCGAGACCTCTGCTGCCCTTCATCAAATCCATCCTTGATCACGTCCGCGGTAAGCAACAGGAGCTCGCCGCGTCGAAGCCCCTGATGGAGCATCAACAGGAAGGAAATAAAGGCGAGCCATCGCGTGTGCTGTCGTGCAAAAGGATTGGTAGCCGATGCCGGGTCTAGCATTTCGTAGAGTGCCTTGATCACGCTCGCCGGCAATGAACGGATCTGACACGGTTGGCGGCTCCTGCGGACGTGGAGCTGCCCATACAAGTGGGATAGGCGATGCAGGCGAGCTTCAATCTGCCGGAGACGGTCGGTTGGCAACGTTGACTTGGACAACCATGTGACCACAGACCCGACAAATGCTAAGCCGGCGCGCCAACGTGATTCGTCCGCCGGACCAACGGAAGGTTGATTGCGGATCGATATGAACCAGGACTCTAGGATCTCGGCGAGCATGACCTCGTTCAGGTGGCCCAAGGCGTCATCCAGCGCGTGGGCGCCGAAGTGACGATCCGCATGGCCGTACAAACTCTCGATGTACCGAAGCTTCTTTACCTGGCTAGATGCGGCGAGGTCATGGTTGGACATCAACGCCCAGACGTTAGCCCAGTAACGAGGCAGCCTGTGAACATCGTCAACTAGTAAGGCGCCCCGTAGTGAGGCTGGAACCTGAGGATCCGTAAGCACGTTGAGCAAAGGCTGTTTCCTGTTGAGGAAGCAACACTATATGTACCATCGAACAAAGGCTCTGTTGCGGACGGAAGGCTCCAATCTTGGACTTCCACGCAACACCGGGAGAAGTACCAGATTTTCGCATAATGTATATTATGTTAAAGCTCGCAGTGGCCATTCGGTCATGGCTCGGCTCCTGCATCCGGTGGTGGCTTGCTGGTCTGGTCGACCGGCACCGCACCCCCAAGGACACGGAGCTTGCAGCATGACGCATGGAAACCACAGCTGGACCGGCTGGCGCTGGACCGAGAACGGCCGTTACCTCGTTTCGCCCGATGGCGACCACATGACCGCCGAGCGCCTGCGCGGTCTGGCGTGGCGCGATTCCATGGAGCTGCGCCGCGCCGGCTATGCGTCCAGACGCAAGGCCGAGGCCGGTACTCGTGCGCGCCAATATGGCGCAAAGGTCAAGGTGGTCATCGTGGAGCTCGACGACTGGCGGGACCGCCACTTCGGCCGTGCCGGCTAGGCGGTCGTCAGCGGATGATGGCGCGAGGTTCGCCGCGCCAAGGCCGGTGGACCAGAATCGACGGGGGCCAAGGCCGCCCAGGCGCGGGTGAGGCGTTTTCCGTGGGGCTCCGCCCCACCCCCTTGGCTACAATGCGCCCAGGACGACGCACAGGGGGATTCAGGGCATGGAGCGGCAAGAACCCACCATCGGCAAACCCGACATGCATAACCTGCATTTCAGGCCGCGCAGCCACCGGGGTATGCGGACGAATCGCGACAGTGGATCAAGCCTGTGGCTGAAAGCCGGCCTGGGCGTTGTTGTCCTGGTCCTGATGGCCATGGGACTGATCGAATGGAATGCAAGGCGCCAGGCTGCAGCAATGACGGCCGAACTCATGCGACCCATGACCCCAGCTGAAGAGGCCCGTTTCAACGAGCAGATGCGGAGATGGGAGCGGGAGCTTGAGGCTGAAACGGCGAAAGACTTGGCCGCAGTGCAGCGGCATTTGAGAGTTGAGCCACAGGTCCAGCGCTATGAGCCGAGAGCGCCACTGCGACCTGGACAGCGATGCATGCAGGGGCGCCGACTGGAACGAATCGAAGGTGGCTGGCGCGACCTGCCGAACGAGCCCTGCTGATTTCGTAACGCGTTACTTCTTCGGGTAGCGGCGGGCGAGTTCGCCGACCAGGGCGCCAACGCGATTCTTGGCCGGCGCCATACCCCTACCGCCCTGTGCTTCCAGGGCGCGAATGAAGTTGAGCTCCGCGCGGATAGTGTCCAGAAGAACGGCGTCGGTGAAATCTTCCAGGGCACCGGGTGCCGAAACCCGCGACATCTTGCGGCAACCGTTACCCAGGGCAAGCCGGCTTTGACGGTAGCGGCGCTGCTTTTCGGCTGCGGTCATCGGCCCGAACTCGGCGTTGAGCACGGGGCGGCCGCGCTTGGCGGGAAGCATTTCGAGGGTGCCGGGGTCTTTTTCGTCACGCATCACGAAATTCCTTTTCCGTTGCCGATGATGAGATATTAAAGTAACGCGTTACCAATTCCTAATGGTCATTGGCTATAAGTAACGCGTTACTAAAGTGTCGTCGTCGGCGGCGTGTACGCGCTGATCGTCTTGGCCGGGTTCTGCGGGAAAACGTCACCACGCTCCCCCGATTTGTAGCCAACAATGGCCGAGGATGGAGACGACGGCGCTGAGGACTGCACGGCGGGAGCGGCGGGCATTGCTGCTGGCGGGACCGAGGGCATCTTGTACGGGTTATAGGGCTGGCCATGGCGCGCGACGGTGCGGCACTCAGGCTGGGTGATTTCGTAACGTGTGCCCTGCTCTGTCAGGCACGTACAACTCGGCTCCTGCCTATTGCCCTGGGCATCGACCCCACCCATCGAGGACATGCAGTAAAGCGCCGGCTGCGAGACGGGCGGGCGATCATCGAAGATCGGAGCGGTCTCGGGCATGGTGGCAAAACGCGGCAGGTGCGCCTTGGCGTAGTCGAGCGGCGTGGCAAATGTCCGGGGAGAGGGGCCGGCACCAGGTGCGACCGAACCGACAGCACCAGGTGATGCGGCTGACGTGGCAACCTCCCCGGCCTCCTGGATACGCGCCTGCATTCGATGCTTCAGGTAGAAGGCCATGGCCACGACAAACACGACGCCGACGATGACCCAACGCATCCACATCGGCATGCTGCGCTTGGTCGTGACCAAAGTGGTAGACGTGAAGTACTCGAAAACGTACTTAGGCCTGATCCAGTCCACCACGTCGGCACAGGGGCCATTCACTGCGCCCTGGTAGGCATCCCAGCGCTTTAGCTTGGTTTTCCGCTTCCACACCGAGTTTTGGCGGACGTGAACGTGGCTCTCATAGAGCCCGCGCAGGAACGGATCGAGTTGAAGGCCCTGTTGAGCGACCAGGATAAAGTCGAAACCGCGATGCCGATGACGCGCCATGGCATCGACGTGCGGCGGCACCTTGGAGCCGGCGTTGCGGTTGGGAAAGACGTTGTAACACTCGTCCAGGAGCACCACGGAGCCATCTGGCAACTGCTCCCACTGGGTGGGGTCCGCGAGCTGAAGCCACCCCGCCTTCTCGTAATCGAAGTCCTTGATGCCGGAGGAGTAGATGGTCCGCCCCTCCTTCTGGAACTTGAAGGCGAGATCTACGGCATAGGCCGTTTTGCCGTGACCGGGCTGGCCAGTAACCAGGTACAGGGCCATGTCAGGACGCCTTCAACTTGGCCATGAAGACCTTCTGTCCAACCGCTGCGGCATACGCCGAAAGGATCAGCGTGATCGCCACGCCGATACCACTGGCCTCGAAATAGGCCATGCCAACCGGGCCCATGGAAGGCAGCAGCGCACTGATGAAGGACTTCATTGCTGGCAGTGCCACCTTATGGGTGAACATGCCGATACCGAACGCCAGGAGGATGCGGCCAACGATGCCAGGCAGGTACTGACGAGCAGCTTGGAACAGGAGCGCCACCAAGGCGCCAAGAATCTGGGGCATGTCATGCGACTCCGCGAGCAATGATGAAACAGGCGACAGCCGCGGCACAGACGATGAGAGAGGCGCGGAGCCGAGAAATGAGAAGACACCATTCAGGGTTAGGAGCACCGAACTCCGCGGAGTAGGCCTGCCCCACTACACCGGAACCGCCGCCACCGGGAAAACCCATGCACATGCCACCACCAAAACCGGACTGATCCAGATCGGAGGTGGAGAACTCCTTCTCGCCAACAGTTGGAGTGTCGCCTGGACCTTCGCCGGCACCGGGGTCCTGGCTCATGCCGGTGACCTTGGTCCACTCAGGCTGACTTCCGTCCCCTTCCCCATCGCCCTTGCCGGCGAGCTTCTCCAGAGCGCATGCAGACCGCCACTGCATGAGTAGAGAGCTGTACTCCATGGCGTCGCACTTCTCGCCGGTGCAGACCGGCGGCGAAGAGCAAGCGCCACCTGAGATGTTTCGGTTCCTGCGGGTGTTGCAATCAATGCGCCACTGGATGCGTGCCTGGCCACACAAGATGGGCGAGCCGCTACAGGCAGGCGGGGCGTTGCAGCTGTCTCCGCCGGCAAACGTTTCATCGGTCGTGCCCTCATCCTCGCCATCATCGGGCTTGCCGTCACCGTCAGAATCGCGCTTGCAGGTGCCATCCTTGCCCTTGACCTCACCCGCGGCACATTGCCCCTCGCCAGGCAGACACTCGCCAGAGGGGGCCTTTACATTGCCAGGAGGACACTCGTTCTCCTTGATCTTGCAGGTTCCATCGGACATGAGAACCATGCCATTCGGACAGGCTTCTTTGCAGCTGCCCCCGGAATCCTTCACCTGACCATCGGGGCATTCGACCTCGAGAGGCGAACAGACGCCGAGGATGGCGTTCCAGTAGTACGGGGCGCCCATCTGCTCACAGTTGGCCTTGGGATCCGCTGGACAAAGGCTGCCGGTGGGTGTCCAGGTGCCCGTCTGGCCATCGCCGCTGCCAGTCCATATTCCGTCGCAGCCGCTGCGACAGCCGATACTGCCGTTGGTCACGGTGCCGACATAGGAAGCCCAAGGCAGCGCGCCGGTATAGTCGGATTCGTTGGCACATGTCTTGTCGATGGGATAGTAGTAGTACTGCTTTGTCTCGTTGCGGCACATGAAATCGGGCCTGCCAGAACTGCTTCTGGCGACGCACTCGTACACTCCCCAATATCGGTTTGAGAGATCGTTACAGGACGGAATGTCATAACGCCCTGGATAGACCGAGTTTGCCTTGGCCTGAGCAGCCTTGAAGTCAGATAGGCATGCGGAATAGGCCTCGCCCTGGGACTGAAAAAGCACATCCCAACGATCCGTTTGCGCCGACGCTGAGCCGCTAAAGAGCGCGCAGAGCAGCAACGCAACCAGCAGGAGAAGGAAGCGCGCGATCACGAGTCGAGCGCCAGCCAGAGCGCGCCAAGGAGCGCGATCATCACGAAATAGCCTGCATATGCCATATGCACCCCCAGAAGTGGATCGGGGGCGCCGCCCCCACCCCCCCCCAACCACCGGCACCGCCGCAAGCGACGGTCACGGGCGGCACGCCCGATTAATTAACGCGCCAGGCGACGGCCGAGGTTGATCATCGCGATGACCGCGCAAGCGCCCAGGATGACGGCGCCGCCAGTCCACAGGTCGGACTTGTCGATGCTGTCGGTGAGGGCGGCGGTAACTTCGCCGGCAGCGAAGGCGGAGCCGCCCATGACGGCGGTGGCGGCACCGGTGATCGCAGCGGCGACCTTGGCGGGGGCGAAACGGGAAGCAGACTTCTTCACGGACTTCTCCATGGTGTGACCTCTTTAGGTTTGTTCGGCAATACGCCGTCCCTGCCTGATGAAAAAGCCGATGGCCCAGCAGCCGGCGATCAAGCCACTGACTGCAAGACCCTCGGCCGCGTCCAGCGGCGGGGGGAAACTGGACGCTGGGCCATAGAAGGGAGCCGCGCAGACACCCGTGGTGGCGTCGTAGTCAGACGCCTTGCAGTAGGCAACCAGCACGGTCTCTTCCATGGCCGTATCCGCTTAGCTGGCCTTGGCCACGGGAGCCGGCGCAGACGCCGGGCGCGATGCGGGCGTGAGAACCAGGCGGCCCAGCTTGAGATCGCCGAACTGGTTGACGTTGAGCGCGTCCTCAAGGTCGCAGTTGTAGTCGCCTACCGGATAGGCATCAGCACTGCCCAGGTCGAGCTTGATGCGCTGACGGAACTTGGGGCACTCGGCCACCGCCTCCTGCGTGCGAATCACGCCCGAACGGTTGTCCTTGCGCCACTGCTTTTCCTGGACAGCGGTGGAGGTGACGGTGACTTTCATGGGTATCTCCTTGGATGGGATTGGTAACGAGTGACGAAATCAGGCGGCCGCGTCGACGTATTCGGACAGTTGCTTTCGGACGAAGCCATGGAGGTCGCCTACGAATGACTTGTATCGACCGGGGCGACCTTGCCGGGCGATGTACTGCTTGATCAGGGCGACGCCGTTCTCCTCGCCCAGGGATTCCAGAACCAGCTGCAGAGCCGTCCCGGCTTGGTTGTAGAGGAAGCGCAACATGGCCTTTGCCGATGCGTTGACCATCTGGCGTTTGAGATCGATGCGTTCGCACTCGCCGATAACGAACTCGGCCAACATGGGATAGGCAGCGCCGAAGTACTTGCCGGGATTGCTCAGCGCATCCAGGGGAAGATCGAGCCGCTTGGCGTATAGCCGAAGCTCGCAGCGGGTGTGGCCACTTTCGGGGTCCCCCAGCTGCTTGCCCTTTTCGTAGACGTTGAGCTGCTTGTGGCCCTTCTGGCCGATGTACAGCGAACAGCCCTTGTCGCTGCCCATGTCATCGACCCAGCGGCCTTCGGGCGGGCGACCGTTCATGGTGAATTCCCCGTTGAGATAGAGATCGTGGAAGCGATGGATATCGAAGGTTTCGCCAGTGAGGTCATCGATAGCGATGTCCAGACGAGTGAGGTGGGCATCAAGGTCTTGGGCAACACGCTCGACATAGCGCCAGTTGGGGACGTGCTGGCACCCCTGCCCTGTCAAGCTGATGCAGTACTCGCCCTTGGCGGTAAGGCCGATCTTTCCGCAGACGCTGGACGTTTCATCGATCAGCGTGGCGCTGTACTCGTAGCGGAAATTCCAGAGCTTTTCGGTGATCGGGCCACAGACGATGGAACCTGCCGTGCCGAACACGTAGGCCAGGACATCCGAGGCGTGCATCTTGCGGAACAGCCGGATGGCTTTTTCCGAGTCGAGCACCAGGGTGCAGAAATCGATGATGGGAGCGGTGAGACTGCTGCCCTTCGGAGACTTTTGGCCCGTGTTACTGCTCGGGCCAGCCGGCTCTGCCGGCCCTGCGGCGTCCAGCTGCTTGCAGGGCTCGGCCGGTGAAAAGGGGTGTTCTACGGCACCGGCACGCGCCCAGAAGGCGCGCTCGCGGCTGCTGATGGAGGGGGCTACTTCAAGCATCGGCAATCCCTTCTGCGTACACCACAGTGCGACTCGCGCCCATCACGGCGACGACGCGGAAGCGACGGCGACCACGAAGCAGGCGGTTCCAGTACCGGACGCGGGAAACCGGCAGGTCCAGGTTGTCGCCATAGCGGCACTTGCTCTGCCACTCCCCGCCCGGCGTGCGCTGCTCGATGAAGTACTCCAGCGCCGGCAGCGTGCGCAGCGCCTCGACTTCGGCGTCCAAGTGCGACATGGGGCTAGCCATCGCGCCCTAGCCTCCATGCGACATAGCGGGAGATCGCGCGAGGCGCGAGGCCAACCAGCAGCAGAATCAGGATTGCGCCGGGAACCCAGCCAGGAAGGTCAGCCACGGCGCACCTCCTGCTGTGCCGCTGCTATGAGCTGCTCGGCGCGGAATGCGGCCAGAGCGCGGGCATCGCGGTAGTCAAGGGCAGCAACGAACAGGCGGGTCCCGCCTACTACTACGACGAAGGCACAAGCCACGAACAGGAGGGCGGCTGTCATGCCAGAATCCCTTTGCTGATTTGGGCTATTGCCAGGGGGAGTTCATGAGCAAGGAGAGTCAGGCGGTGATACTGATGTGCGCCAGTGCAGGGGCTGCCTTTTTTGCTGGTGCGATAGCGACATGGGTCCTGATAGACGCCCAGCCAGGAAGTCGTGCTGATTGGATGGCTGCTTGGGGAACTTGGGTGGTTGGCGCTGCTGCAAGCGGACTCGCTTGGCAAGCAAAGAAAATGAACAGTGCATCCGAGAAGGCGGCAAACCGTAGCCAGTTGCGGGTAATGCGCGTGCAGGTGATCATTCTTGCATCGTTGGCAGAGAGGCTTTTGCAGCTGCCAGAGGACGATGTTTCGGCCACCACTCTCCGCTCGGTTGCCGGAGGAATCATGTTGAAGTGCGACAAGCTGAACATGAATCTTCCAGTTGTCGCTGATGATGACGAACTCGAGGTCGCGGTGGCTGACGTCGATTACAGGGCGCTTGCTATGCAGGCGATGGCGCGAGAACTGGTAAAGGGACCGGGCGTGACCGAGCCGATAGGAGTGAGCACCTGTCATGAGTACCGATGGCTGCGCGAGAATGCGCAGAAGTTCAGCGATGACGCTGACAAGCTCGGCAAGATCCTCACTTCGAAGATCGAAGCGCGCGATTGAGTACTGAAAGCCTCTGTCGTACGACATTCCCCATCCCCTGCCCCCAACCTCAGGTGCCGCCCGCCCTCTCCGTCGAGAGGGCCCGGCAGGGGAGCCGGTGGGCGGAATCGTCTACAAGCGTAGGCAACAAGTGCTTTATATCCGCCTACACCCGTAGGCGTCAACGGCCGTAGGCTACGGGCGTACAGATCGAGGGCGAGCCGGTATGGACTGGAGTGATTTTTTCGAGAAGACCCGCGTGGCGGCTGGGGCAGAGAGCTTTTCGAAGCTCGCACCAATGCTCGGCATAACGGACGGTGCCATAGGCCATTACCGTCAAGGTCGCCGTGTGCCTCAGGTCTGGGTGGTGGCTGATGCTCTGCGAATACAGGGGCATCCGGAGCCGGAAAAGGCGGCGATTCAGATCATGAAACAGGCCGCACTTACATCGCCCGAGCGAGCGTTTTGGAAGCGGCTAGCAGCGACCGCCGTGGCGCTCCTACTGATGGTTGGCGCCTCGATACCAGGGCATGTAAAAGCTTCGCAAATTCAACAACTTGCGAAGCCTGAAAGTACGTCAATGTATATTATGTAA